TTACCAAATCCTTTAGGTGAATTTATACTTCTGTTTTGAGCAGAGCAATCACATGTATCTATCCAACACATAGAGCAACCATATGTAATCCATCTGTGCCAATGTTTTGCAAGCCAAACCCTAGTGCTAACACCGTCACCATACCATTTAGTAATTTTATTTTCAAGTCGTTTGTTCATTTCTTTTCCCATCTGTAAAAAATATGGTCACCAATCTCTGTCGTTCTCGTTTTCGTTTTAGCCCAAGATGGACTGACATAATCAGCATGGTAGTGTGTAGCACCATCAGTTATATCAACGAATCTTATATCATTATGCATCATTAGACGAGCAAAGTCAAGTATCTTTTTGTAAGATTCTTTATCTTTTACCTCATCTGATTTACCGTCACAATACCAACTGAATTGACACTTGTTTTTGATAGGAACAGGCAATCCAGTTTTCCATGATTTTTTCATCTGTGATTGAAGGACCACCTCACACACAGAGTTTGGAAATCTCCTGTCATTCACTCTATTCATCACAACAGCAGAAACAGCAAGTCTTCCTGCTGTGCCTTGATTTCTTGCCTCATGATACATATTCACAGCGAGGCATTGAATATGCTCTTCTGAACTGTAAATATGTTTTTCGTTTAATAGTTCAATAGGCGAAGAAACAAACATCAGTCCAGCAGTTATAAGTTCCTTCATTCACCATACTGCCTTTTGAGATAATCTTTGGCATAATCACCAGCCATGGTTGACCGAAAAGTTTTATCAGCGGCCGCTGCGACTTCATCAAAGTCAAACTCATCACCACCGAAACCGTATCCATCACAGAACTCTTCGATATCCATCATGTAGTTTTTCATCTTAGACATTAGCATACTACTTGAAAGTTACAATATTCATCAACTCTTCTACGACAGCCCTGCCGTGAGAAGTAAACAGGAAACCATGTTTATAGACCCAATGCTCAACATCCTGTGTCCCGTAAAATGTCTCTTCCATCGCCATCCAACGGAGAGCGGTTTCACGGTCACCCGCACCGGCTTCGATAGTCTCACCAACAGTTGCTTCAAAATCAGCAATGGCAACCTCGGCAGCATGTGCCTCTTCTGCCTCTGCGACCTCTACCGCTGCACCAATACGGTTAGCTTCTTTGCGAAGGTCATCCATTGACATGGATTTGAAGTCATAGTGCCGACCCTTGACACCAAACGCAGACTTGTGCATGTCATAGATGAAACACTCAAGGTCAAACCGCTCGTCCTTGAGGATATCCATATCAACCATGTCAATGTTATTCATAACAACCTCATTTCTCATCATATATACAGTATCGCACATTCAAGGGATATTGTCAACACTTTTTTTAGTATCCGTAGAATTCTTTTTTGAAGGCCCGCATGTATTTACCGCTGTCACGATGGGCTTCTATCTCCCAAGGCTGTTTGTCGTAAGCAGTCTTCAGATAGTTCCGATATTTACCATCTCGACATTTCCACAACTTCTTGTAACCACCCCGAATGCGGTCAATCAACTTTTTAGTGGCGTGCTGTTTCACATGGATCATCTCATGACAAATCGTATCAATGAACTCTTCAACACCCTCTACTTTGGTCAAACGATGGTCGATCTCAATCACAAAGTCACGGTCATCATCTTCCTGATAACAGAACCCTTTGGCACCTTCCTCATATGTCTTGGTCAACAAGACAGTGATGTTCAAGGCACGATGACGGGGCAACATCTTCTCCAGACAGAACCAGACGATTTCCTCTGCCAGTTCTCTGTCCTTCTTGACACCACCAGTAACCTCAACACCAATCATCGTTGTCTCCTTGTTCATCATCACTATACATATAATACGACATATGGCAGATATTGTCAAGGAAATAATGAAGAAAAGAATCGTTTAGTTTCAATGACTTGACATTTTTTTTAGGTCTATTTTTACTCGTTCTACCACTTCGCCCCAACTTGCAGGTTCTTTTTGACGGTAGATTCGCACTGATTCGTACCAAGGGCTGGTATCGGGATAATCTCTTTCTCTGAACCAACGCCAATCAGCAGAGTAATGGAGTAACCCCCACGTTGGAATACCTAACGCTCCACCCATATGAATAGGTGCCGTGTCTGTGGATATTAGCAAGTCTACTTGAGACAGGATATCAGCTGTATCAGAGAAATCTTTTATTCTCTCACCAAGACTTGGTAAGAGGTCTTTGAGTTCTGGATTGCGTCGATAGTCAAACATAGCAGTACCCTTCTGTATGCTTATCATATTGACGCTAGGAAGCTCACAGAGAGGTAGTATCGTTTCAAGGGGTATAGAACGTCTAGTGTCAAGTCCACTCGACTCCCACACCAACGCTACATTGATGCCCTCACTAGACAGGTTCCAATCCTTATGATAAGTTTTTGACAAGAAACCATCAGCATGAGGTATGTTTTTAATGGTGGCCTCCAGAACTCTAGGAAGACTCAACAGAGGGATTTTGAAATCCACATCTGAAATGTCCTGTAAACCACCTTGAACAACATCCACATCCTTTAGAATGGGACTGTCCTTGAATATACCATAAAGTTCATTGTAGCAGGAGAATATAACCTTACCACCTAATTTTGCCACCTCTGATACATATCGACTGAACTGTATGTTGTCACCAAATCCTTGCTCACAATATATCAGTATGGTTTTACCCTCAAGAGATTGGCCATCCCACAACTCAATATGAGACAGCCTCTCTTGATTGAAAGCAAAGTTTTTTCCTAGTCTCCACGCACCATCTGACTTCAAGTCAACATAATGGAATCCTCTTTTGAAGTCTCCCATTTTAAGATAATTCATACCAGTATTCAAATTTGCTCTGGCAGGATTGTGATATCCTAGTTTTATTGCTTGCTCATAACAAGCAAGTGACTCTGTAAACTTGGATAAGTCATGCAGTATGATTGCCAAATTATAATATGCTCTAGCATCATACGGATCATCCACAATCAACTGCCTGTAGCACTTGGCTGCTGACTCAAAATCTTCCTTCTCTAGAAAGTCAGCTGCAACATATTCTAGTTCTTTAAATTGTGCTTGTAACGCTTGCTGGTCCATTTACCGACACATGCCTATTATGTTCAACCACCATGTAGTTATCGTCCCAATCAAAGGCCTCTTTGACTACGTTATCAGATAATCCTTTGTACATCTGATGTAGTGATTTGTCTTTAGCACAAACAAGAATTTCAGCTTCAGATGGATGCAAACCTTCCAACAGCTGAACAAACATAGACTCTCTCTTGTTTTGAGAAAGTGCATTGTTCCCACCTTGAACATAGTGATACAACTTACTCGCTTCAGAAGCAAGCAAAGTATGTTCTGTGCCTTCTGGAACATCATTGGGTTTGTATGGAACTGAACCAGCAGGAAGTGCCCAAATAATATTGGGATCAAAAGATGATTTTAAAACCATGCGAAGTGCTGGCGTGTTGTGTTCCTTCAAATAAGAAACTTTCTGTTTCTTTGTTTTTAGTCTTGCGACCTTCTCTAAAATTTCGTGAAATAGTGGTGTGTATGGCATTAAAAATCTCCTATGCAATCCATCAGGTCACTCAACCTGTTTTGTATAAAATAATTTAGTAGTTTACTACGAGGGTTGGTTTTTGCCTCTGCCCAAGTTTTTGTTATCTCCATAAATAGCTCATGAGGAACTTCTGTTAAGTCGATGAGTTTCTTGTTTCTTTGATAGTTACGCTTCACCTCATCATTAGGCAAAACATCCTCAATGTTGTGTTCAACCCATGATTGGATTTTCTTCTTACCTAGTGGTCGCTGACGCAATCCATCTACAAAGGTATTATCTGGTGACAGAACATTAGGAACACCATCACCAGTGTCTCCTCTTAGAATATGTTCATCTAGATATTCATTCCACACTACACCATTTATAAATTTCTTGGTGATGGGACTATATTGTGTAACATTTTTATATCTCTGTAACTGAATGAAATCCTTGTCACCAGACAAGATTAGTGTCTTACCGTTATCATATTCAAATTCATGTGTTAGGGTATAGATGATATCATCTGCTTCTGCACCATAAACTTCCAATACCTTGTAAGGCATGAACTCAATCATTTCATCCTTGAACGCATTTAGAAACTCAAAGATATCATCCCAATCATGGCTAGATGAATCTCTTGTCTTCTTGCGTCCTGCTTTATATTGGGGAAAAATATCTCTGCGCCAATAGTGCTTAGAGTCGTAACAAATAACTAGCTCACCATACTCTTCAAAAAATCTCTCACGATACATGCGAAGAGAATTGAGAATCATATGACGAACCATACCACCCTCAACACTGTGCCTCTTCGTAATGTTCAAATGCATCATCACACTTGCCAGACTAATCTGGTTCATATCAACTAAAATCATTATAACCTCATGTGGGTGTTGGTTCTTCGTTTGTATCAGACTCATCAATAGTGACTTTTTCAAGCAAGTCCATGTCAACCTGACTGTTCATGCTGTTCTTCTCATCAACATTAATTTTTGTCAGCATCTCCATGACCCTGTTGATGGGATGTGCCAAACCCATATCACGGTAAATTGTGCCTTTGACTGTCTCTATGACAAATCCGATATCTCTAACGAATTCTTGACCGCCAATGTCAACACCATTCTCTCCCATAGTATGTATCATTTGCACCAAACAAGATTCTGTCAAATCATCAGCAAACATAATATTTTCTTGCAGAGCAATAACATCAAGGTCAGGAACTACGACTTCCTTTTTTCCTTTTAGTTTCCACGGCCCCTTTATTACGTTTTCTGCGCTTGGGTTTTCCTTCTGGTCTTCCTTCATCACTGATACCTCTGTCTTCGTTAAACATTTCTTGAGTGTATACTGTTCCTAACAGTGGGTAGTATGTGCCAACACTAAACTTTGGCTGACCCTTCTTTGGACCTTCCCAATAGTAAGCTTGAGCGAAACACCTGTTAGAAATTATTTTATCTTGATGTTCTCCATAAAACATATCCACATAATCGCCATCCTTTAGATATTTTTGTAGATTACGAACATATGCTTCATGAGATGTTTTGCGGGCAGTTGCACCTTTCACATTTTTTTTCTCATTTCTACGTTCCATAGACGCAAGTTCTTTTTGCGTCTTGATCCATTGTTTCACTTTCTTTGGAGTTATTGGATAGTCATCTGGTAGGTCACGCAAACTCTCATGAATGCCAGTCATACCATAGTCGGGGTTCTTAGCAGCACGAACAGCACGGGCTTTCTCAAGACGTTCAGCGGCAGCTGCTTTCTGATCCTCTGTCATAGGTTTGCGTTTCTTGCGAACCTTCTTCTTAGAGGGGTCAGTCCAACCTTTGTTGTCAGTCTTGGATGTAATCTTTCTAGCCATTGTTCTATTTATTCCTCTTTCATTTCTTCCAAATGTTCTGCATATCCTTCAATGAACAGGCCATATTCTTTTTCTGACCACTCATCAAATTTATCCCACCACTCATCTACACTTTCATAATCGCCATCTTCATTCTCAGCATATGGAAGACAATCAATACATTGCTCGTAATACTCTTCATCAATGTATTCGTCATAGTCGTATCCATCTGGAGCCATTCCCCAAACACCAACAAAGTTAGGCATCTCATCATCATACCTAGCCCACATCTTTAGGTCAGGAGAATTGAGTGATGATAATTTCTTATACAAATTCTCATAAAAGAGAGTGGGTGGTGACCAAGCAGAAACAGTTGACACGCCACCACAACTAACATCTTCAAAGTTTAGCCACTTTGAACCTACGTTTTCATTCCACCATTCCCAATTATCCATCTCCTCTTCAGTCTTATCATAAATTTTACCCAAGACCTCATATGCAGATGTGTTATAATCTGGCATTAATTTATCAAGCCAATCTTCAGCTTCTTCAGATATATCTGAAAATGAAATATACGAACTTACATTATTTGCCATAATACTATCCTTTCAACCAGTGACCAACTAAACCATTGAACAGAATGGCGATACCAACCGCATTGACAATCATCAACGCACGATCATTCCATATAATAGAAACAATCAACCATCCCGCAATACCTATACACTGAACAACAATGTTCCAAGGAAACAGATTGTTTGCAGCAAGAACCATACCTACCATCAAAATAACAGATGACACCCACTTGATATACCAATCAACAGTGTGTGTAGGTGTAACAGTTTTGGTTGCTATCTGATGAGATTCCAGTTCAATCTCTGCTGTTCTTGTTGTCTTCTCTTCGATTTCAGAATCCATACTCATCTAACCTTTTCGCTTGTTCTTTGAGCCATCGTTGCCGACCAGAAGCTTTCTTTCTTCGGCGCTTTTCACCCTTAGTCATATGGGCTTCCCTGTTTCTCATCTCATTGAATAAACCGTCTTGTTGTAACTTCTTCTTTAGAACACGCAATGCTCCATCAACATTATTATTACGCACTTCAACTCTCACTAAATTTCTCCTTCTTTAGAATAGTATACACTATTCAATTCAAATAAGTCAATACACTTTTGGCAACCACTACATGGTTTTGATAAACCAGTGAGCCACATCTTATTATATCTATCTCTCTTTGCCCGCACAATATACAGGTCACATTTTGATAGATCATCCACACAAATAATTTTTAGAGCATTCTTGATGGCATGAACTTCAGCATGGAAAAATACAGCATCCTTGTTCTTACAAAATTTGGCTTGAAAGGGATGTGACTTCTTATGGTTGTAACCAAAAGACACAACCTTTCCTTTACGAATTACAGCAGCAGCAATCCTCGCACCTCTCACTGGCTCTACTGATTGAGCAAGCTTGAAAGTCTCATTGAAGATTGCTGTGTTCATCCTCGCCTCACTTAATAATCCAATCCATGCCTAGCCAGTCTGTTTCTTCTGGCATCATTTCAACTTTGTCACCGAGGAGGTATTTAAGGTGATCCCATACATGAAAATTATTCATGCGTAGAGTATATAATTCTTTATGGCAACTATAGCAACTGCCACTTGATCCATAGAAGTTAAATCTTTCGCCAGCATCCTCTACACGAGTAATGCCACTGTTCATACGCCAACTGTGACCGTTAAGGTAACTACCGCTCCAACCAGCGAGCACACGATAATGAGGATCATCCACACCCATTTTAATAACAACCCAATTGTCAGGATTATAATCAGTCATTCTCGTCCATCCAATCATCGAATGAGTTATAATTAGTCATTTTCTTTCCTCAAAGAC